CCAGCGACAAATTGCTCTGTATGCGTATGTCTCGATTGGGGAGCGTCCAGCACTCCCCAGTCTCATCGATGAAGACCACCCACAGCAGGTCGTGCTCCTGCGAGTAGTCGATCAGTACGTGCGCCCAACCCCTTCCTTTGGAGGTGTTCACGGGGATTGGTGGGTTGAGTTGGAGCATAAAAGAAGGCGGCCGAAGCCGCCCGTGTCATTTGATGAAGGGGATCTTCTTGATGAGATCCACGATGGGTTTCATAGCCTTGAGGAGATCCTCGATCCGTTGAGCGGTGAGGATCAGAAGGTCAAGCTTCTTCTCGAGGGCGTCGACTCGTTTGGTGATCGGTTCCAGTCCCTCTTCCAGTTCTTGCTTGAGGTAGGCGCCTGGGTCGCCACCAGCTTCGCTGGCGACACTGAGGATGGAACTGAGATCCATGAGTTTAGCCTTCGACGTGGACGTTGACTTCGACGATTTTGGCATCGCGCTTGGGAATGCGAAGGGTCAGCAGGCCATTCTTGAGGTCGGCTGTGGTGCCCTCGGCGTCGATTCGCTGACCGATGGTGAAATAGGCGGAACCACGTGGTGTATCGACGGAGAGACTGCGTCCTTCAACGCGAACTTTCACATCGGCGGGCTCCACTCCAGGGACCTCCACCTCAGCGACAGCAGCGTCGTCCTCCGTGCGAATACGGTAGTTCAGATTGCGGCTGTTCGTCTGGGCGATGGGCTGGTCAAACTGATTCAGCAGAGTTGCGAATTCGTTGAACAGGGGCGTACGAACGAGATTAGTCATTTGACTCAGGGCTCAGAGAGCAAAGGGTGAGTTGAGCTTAAGCTCAAACATATTGTACCCACGCTCGCGAGGAGGAAACCTAATCCTCCTCCTCCATCTCGTCCTCTTGCGCGTCGGCGGAGCTGTACACCTTGGTGTTGCCGTCGGCGTCAGTGATCTCGAAGTAGAAGTCCGCCATGCGGCGGCCGATGCTGTTTTCTGCCATAATCAGTCAAGTTCAACGATGAGTAAATTGCCATCCTTGCGGACGGAACGAATGGTCTGTTCCGTGTCGCGTGGGAGTAAGGCTTCTCTCTCAATGGAGATTTCGGAGAAGGTATCAACCGGTGTGAGTTGCTTGCTACGGCTGATGAAGAGGATGCTATTCGTTGCCCTAGATGTGAAGCCTCTGGCGACATTCTCATCGTAAGAGTAGGAACCGAATGCGGGATCCTTCATCTTCATTCCAGGTTGAGCATTCTCCAGCACCTTATAGAGGGCGAGTGCCTGACCACTATCGGCACGAGTTCCGCGCCAGAACGGCTCAGCGTTATCGTTCTTCGGCAGTGCGGCCAAGGCGCTGTCGAGTTCCCTCGTGTGCGTTCTAGTCCAACCACGATTCTCTGGCTCACACGTCTTCGGCTGGCGGAGACAGGCGTTGAGATCGGAGTAGGGGCGATCCCCTCCCTCATCAGTATAGTCACGAATTGCGGCACGTTGCTTCGTGTTGAGGTTGGCATTAGCCTGCGCCTCGCGATAGATCGCTCCGCGACGATTGCGCTCCTCGTCGTTACCAGCTAAGTCGTCCTTATCTACCTTCGGATCCTTCAAAGCGGCCTGCCCTTGCTTTTCCTTCGCCTTCCAATAGGCCTCATCTGCTTTCTTATACGCCTTTTTCGCCTTTTCTTTCTCAGGGCCATCATCGAGCGATTTGTAATAGTCAAATGCCGCTTGCTTTTTAGCCTTCAGTTCATCCACCTTGGTTGGTTTAGCGGCGGGAGCTTTCGCCGCGGCCTCCGGTTTCTTGGAAGCTGGAGCTTCGGGCTTGGGCGCAGGTTTCGTCGTCTTCTCAGCGATGGCTTTATCCAGCACCTTCTTCTGAGCTGGTGTCACCTTCGGATTGCTCTTCAGCTTTTCAAGCTGTTCCGGTGTGGCTTTGTCGAGCGCGGCTTTCGCCTTCGCGTTCATTGCGGGTTTCGCCGCGGTCTTCTTCTTCGCGGCGGGCTTCTTAGCGACAGGCTTTTTGGCTACGGGCTTTTTAGCAGCAGGTTTCTTCGCGGCGGGTTTCTTAGCAGCAGGCTTCGCAGCGGCTTTCTTCGCCTTAGGTGGAGGCACTTCCTTGGCTCCCACCTCATCCCCAGCTCGGCACTTCCCTCTAGTACCGTAGAAAGTCCCATTCGGTCTCTGGCACCGAGTGAAGTCCCACACGGCTTGCGCGTTTTCGTCAAATGATCCGTACATCAGTTACCGCGCTCCTTGGCGCAACGTTCCGCGCGTTCCTTAGCGACGCGCTTTTTCTCGAGATCCTCAGCGGTGGGTGGCTGAGGCGGTTCTGGGGGAGTTTGAGGTTGTTGTGGTTCGTTGGGTTGGGTTCCGCGTTGAGACTGCTCTGCCTGTTTTTCGGCGGGCGATCTCTTTTCTGGACAGGGTTCATTTTGGATCGCTTCGATACCACCATCGTAGAATTCGGAGTGAGGTATCGTCGGGAATGTGGCGATCGAACCCTGATCGGGCTCCTTCTTTCGCCCTGAACTTCCTTTCTGGTTTCCAGGCGTCGAGTCCACGTCACTCAGTGGGCCCTCGGAGGCGTAATCACCCGCTCTCTGCGACTCAATAAAAGAGGCGACAGTGCGTGCCGACTCCTCGGAGTAGCCCATGGCCATGAGCTGCTCTACGTGCTTGGATTCGGAGATCCCGATGGCGATAGCCTGTGCTCGGCTCTTCACCACGGGACCCCTCCGACCCTTCTTTCCGGTGCCTGAGTGGAGTTGCCCACGCTTGAACTTGTGCATCACCATGCCCATCTTGTCCTTATGGGCACTTATATCATGATCTGGGGGCAACTTGTCAGACATCAGTCCTCTTCTGTGAGTTCCGATTGACGAATAGGTGGAGCTTGAATTAGATCAATACCTTGGATAAAGTTCTGAAGCTCCTGTGTGGCGTAGGTGAGCAAGATTTGGTTCTTGCTCGCTTTAGCGTCTGCGTAGGCGTCAATCAGTTGGGCGAGTGCTTGCTTGAGTTCCATGTTACGGTTTTGGTGGAGTGGGTATTGTGGGAGATTTGATCGGTGGAGTTGGCTTATCGTCATCATCGCTTTTACGCATAATGTCGATCCCTAACGAGCCTAGTGTGCTGGTCAGCAGACCGGCGATGAACGTGGCGTCCATCTTCGGCAACAGCTGGGCATAGTGGGCGGTAAGCAGCCCGGCGGTCCAGACGACCACACTCACCTTCATCGTGTTGATGAGTGAGAACGGTTTGCGTCTGGGGGTTATCCGCTTTTTAGGAGTTACCATAAGCGAGACTCGGACCGATAAGTTTTACCCCATATGATCACATAAACCAGACGATCAAAGAATAGCGTCGTCCAGACTTTACGGGAGTTACCGTATGCGTGAATAGAAAGTTTGACGGAAAGATAACACTATCCCCCGTCTTCAGGGGGATCTTTATCTTATGCTGGTCAAACATTAGAAAGTTACCCCCTGTGAAATCCTCATTCAGCAGGAATGTGGCAGACAAACACCGCCTGGGGAGGGTGGGTCCCTCATCCACATGCCATACGAACTTCTGGCCCTTTTCGTATCTGAGGATGGTGAAGCCGGTGTCTGTAGACACATTCACAAAGGGGAACTTATCTCTGTATTGCTTCAGAGCTAAGCTTACATAGTGAAAGACTTCCTGGTCCAGCCCGTACCGTACATCGTAGTTCCCTGCAGTAACTTCTTTACTAGAAATGTCAATGCCATATGAAGTTCGATCATCCGGCCTATAGTCTTGAGCCGTCGAGGTAGACCTCTGCCACAAACCACTTGGTTCGTACTCTTGGATGAGTCGCTCGCATAGATCTTTAGGAAGGCTCTGTTTACTGCGCAGGATGCAATCTTTGAGTGTTTTCATGGACTGGCTGTTGACTTTATTTGCTAGTTTGGATGAACCAGCCGGAACCCGGGCCCTCGACCGTCCAACGAGCCCTGATCAGGTTCTCGCTGTACTTGAGGCGGTTTCCGTTGGTGGAGATGTAGGTGCCGGAGGCGTTGTCGATCTCACCCCAAGGGTCATTCACGATGTAGTTCGTCCCCTCCTTACCGATCACGATAATCCAGTGACCACCACCAGAAGGCGCAGAAGAAGGACCATGATGAAGAATGCCCACAGGAACAGGGATGCCTTGAGCCAGAAGAGCATCGAGGGTTCCAAGGGATCCGTTGGTTTTGAAGGAGGCGGTGATTCCAAAGTGTTTCAGCGTCTGGACTTGGACTGAGGCGTCGGTGCTGTCACCACGCTTGAAGACTTCCTGGACGTACTTGTCGTCACCTTTGGCGCCAGGAAGCGTCCCAGGTTTGAGAAACTCCGTGAGCATTGCGCAAGAAGAACTAAAGCAGGTCCTGCTAGCATCGCGGTAGTTATCTCGTTGGCTAAAGTAGGGGACGTTGAGAACTGCTGGAACGGCTGGTTTAGACCGGTAGATCTTCACCCAGTTGGCGTCATCAGTCAGAAGTTTGGGATCCAGTTTCTGGATGGCAGCGTAAAGATCGTCGTACGCCGCACGGTGTTTGGGGTTGCTGGTGTCAGCGAATAGGGCGAAGTCGAAGAACTTCTTGCTGTCAAAGGATGCCATGGTCATTACAAAATTCTTGGACGCGGGTGGTGAGTTTCACGAGAGCTTCGGTGGTTTCCATCAGCATCTCCTCGAGCTCCTCTCGACTGAGGTCTTTCAACCCGCGTCTGATGTGCTCAAGACGGAGCTGTTTCTCGATGGGGAGTTCCATAAACAAGGGCGCGCAACTCGTCAATCTTCATCTGTGCCTGAAGGGCTTCCTCCGGCTTGATTGGTTGGTCATCTACGTAGGCGAGGAGTATCTCCATCTCCCTGTCACTCAGTGCCCTCAACGCTTTGGACACGTCCTCGTTCCTCAGAAGGTAGTGAACCTCATCCTCGTTGTAGACGAACTGGCGTTCCCGCCAATCCTCGGGTTGGGAGTCGTAGGAGGCGTGAATCTCCTTCCAACTCATCTCACACAGGAGCGCCCACTCCTGATCGATGCCGAGTTCGGCGGCTGCCTGCTCGTAGGACATCCCCGAATTCAGCAGCTCGCGGAGCTTGGCGCGAAGGCAACTCACCCGCCGAGGCAGGCGGACCATACGGGAGTAGTCTCGAAGGGCGTGGATGATGTAACCCTGAGCCGTGGCCCAGGCGTAAGTGCTGAACTTCACCCCCTTACCGGGAGTGTACCGACTGGCGGCCACACAGAGAGCGAAGTAGGCGACAGATTCGAGATCCTCACGTGTGAACATCCCGGTGTGGCCACCGGTGATGCACTTGGCACTGTGAGCGAGTCGACCCGCCACCCACTTGTGATCCTGAACCAGTTGTTTCTGCTCCTCCGTCAGCGGAGGATACTTTTTCACTCTCCTACGTCCCATACTACGCGTGGCAGGCTTCGCATTCTTGGATTTGAGCTGGGGCATAGGTGTTTCGATTAACGTAGTCGGTGTAGCCGCCGATATGCTGTCCGTGTAGCCAGAGTTGTGGAACGGTCTGCCAGTCGGACTTCCAGATCCCCTGACTCATCGCCTCCTCCTTGGTGATCTCCTTGTAGGTGATCCCTTCCGTCTTGAGGAGATCCTTGAGGCGATCACACCACGGGCAACCCTCTCGGGTCACGATCATGGCGTCGGAGACGCGTTTGGTGAGGAGCGAGCTGGACTTCAGATAGTACAGCGATTTCAGGCCCATCTTCCACGCGGAGAGGTGGAGCCTGAAGAGGTACTCGGGGCTCGCCTCGGGATCGACGAACAGGTTGAGTGATTGCCCCTGACAGACGAACGGTTGGCGATCCGCCGCCTGCTTGACGAGCTCGAACTGGTCGATCTCCCTCGCCGTCAGGAACACCTCTTTCTCCGCGTCGGAGAGAATCTCGGTGGGAAGGTGCTGTACGCTACCCTTCGCGGCTAGAATAGAGTCCCAGATGTCGTCGGAAACCCCGCGTTCGCAGAACAGTTGTTCTAGGACAGGATTCTTACGGACGAAGGTGCCTTTGGCCTGCTTTGCCACAAAGAAGTTTGAGTCGATGGGCTCGATTCCCTGCGAGAAGGCACCTGAAATGACCGAATTAGTGCGGGTAGGAGCAACAGCGAGGAGATGAGTATGGCGACGGCCAGATCCCTTACACCACTCGGGTTCTCCGAAGCGCTGAGCAAGTTCCGCACTGGCTCTCTCGGACTCCCCTCTGATCCATTCGTGCGCTTCGACATTCAGGCTCCTCGCTCCCTCAGAGCGGAAAGGTAGTCCGCGTTTTTGGTAGAGAGTGTGGAGACCCATGGTTCCAAGACCGAGGGCTCGGGACTTTTCGGCGAACTTGACAGCACGCCCAAGTCCGACGCGGTGTTGGGACTTACGGATGAACTCGGATACGACGGCGTCGAGTAGGTGGATGGCCAACTGAGGCACGGTACGTCCGTTGGGAGAGACCCAGGATCGATATTCGTCATAGCGGGCGAGGTTTAGGGAGGACAAAACACAGACGAAGGTGTGGTTCTCGTCGGTGTGGAGGAAGATCTCCGAGCAGAGGTTCGAGGTTTTGACGGTCAGTCCCCGATCCACGTAACATTGCGGATTCTGCCGATTGGCGTTATCGATGTAGACGAGGTAGGGTGAACCGGACTGGAGACGTGTCTTCAGCACCTCCCCGAATAGTTCCTGCTTTTCGGTGTCGCCGGCGAGCATCTCCTCAACAAACTCGTCAGTGACGGTCAGAGCGACGTTGCTGTCGATGAACTTGCGAGGGTCACCTTTCGAGTGGTCTTTCGCCCTGAGGAGTTCTGGAACATCAGGGTGGTCGATGGGAAGGTAGATGGCGAACGAACCACGGCGTACACCGCCTTGAGAGACGACGCGTGCGGCGAGATCGTACTGCTGGGCCCAGGGGACGATGCCAGTTGACTTACCACCGCCAGAGATCGGAGCGCCAGCGGGACGCACATCACCCATGTAGACACCTACCCCACCTCCATTCTTTGATAGCTGCGCGACCTCTTTGAGGTGCGAATAGATAGAGCTAACACTATCGCTAAGGTGGACAGAGTAGCAACTAATGGGAAGGGCGCGACTGGTCCCGAAGTTAGCAGCAACGGGAGAAGCGAGACCCAACCACCCGTTCCAAAGGCAAGTAAAGAGATCGTCGAGTAGTGAAGGATCTTCATTGATCGCAGCGGCGGCGGTTGCCACACGCATGAACATGGCACGTGGGGTCTCCCCCGGCAGGAGGTATCCCGCCGAGAGAGTCTGCATTCCCTCGTCCGAAAGCCAGTCAGGAGCGATGAGGGAGTGGTCGGTCATACAAGGACGAGGTTGAGGTTGCGGAGATTGACAGAATTGAAATCCTGTGTGGGTTTGGCGATGTAGTTGCTGCCGTCCTTGGACTGGGCGAAGAAGTCGGTGCTGGTTGATCCCGCCATCAGTGGGTGGAACCAGTCCTTGATTCGATTAGCACCTTCAGCGTCAAACAGGAAAGAGCGATCAACGCCCAGAGCCCGAAGACGATCATTGGCGCGGTAAAGGATGTACTGCTTGAGGTCAAAGGAGGTGATGTTCAGTAACGAACGATTCTCGAAGATCTTGTCGATGAACGCGTACTCGTTTTGTACCACCTGCTGGAAACCCTCGAAGATCTCGTTGACGTCCTGCTCAGTCAGCGGATCCTCTTTGCAGAGATCCTTAAATAGCGCGATGCCGTTGTCAGAGTGTTGTTGCTCGTCGAGCGCCGACCACGAGATGATCTGTGAGATGCCCTTGTACTTGCCCGAGAGGTTGAGCGATAGGAGAGCGGCGAAAGAGCTAAAAAGAGAAACACCCTCGCCAGCACCACTGAAAATAGCAAGAGCGATCTTATCTCCTCTCTCACCCAGGAAGTAATTGATCTTAGCCTGCGCGACAGGGTCGCCGA